CGGCTGTTCGAGACGCTGGGCTGGACGCCGAACCGCTGCGTGGGGCTGTGCCGGAAGGTTCTGGGCAATGCCTGGCCCCAAACGAACGGCGACGTGGATCGATTACTGCGCGTCCTGCTGCCGCTGACACAACGCGCTCCGAGCGGCTACGACCGGGAGAGGAGGGACGGATGAGAAAGTACGGGAACCAGAGCGAGGAGTGGCAGGTGGATCAACAGACACGAGGGCGGCGGTTCCGCCGCGCCCGCTCGCTCAACCGGGCGGTGGCGATCAGGGCCCTGGAGGCGCTTCGGAGGGACTACTACCGCCTGCGGCTGCCGCTGCAGGAGGCGCGGCTGAACTGGTCGCCCTACCAGCAGCCGGATGGGGGCGCCGTCCGTGGCCGCTGAGCCCATCTTCAGCAAACTGTTCTTCCGGCCCGACGAGGCGGCAACCATCCTCGATGTGAGTATCAGGACCATCTATCGCCGGATCGAGGACGGCACGATCACCGTCGTGCGGTTCGGCGACCTCTACCGTATTCCCCGAGAATCCCTCCTGCGCCTGCTCGCCCCCGACGCCTGATCCCGCAGAAACCCTGCCAATAGCGCCACTAGCGCCACGCCTCGACCCACATCCCGCTAGAATTACTCCATGCACACCAATGGCCAGCCTACGCTGCCGCTCGGTGAATGGCAGCGCACGTGCCCTCAATGCAAGCGGATCCTGCGCCGCGCCGATCCGAGCCAGCCGGTCCGCTGTCCCTGCGGGTGGATATGGTCATGACCGTCGACGAGTTGATCGCGCGGGCCCGGTCCCAGATCGGGCTGAAGACCCGCTACGCCCTCGGCGGCGGGACCGTCAGCGGTGAGCACTGTCGCGATGGGCGCGGCGCCTGCGATTGCAGCGGCTTTGTCCTGTGGTGCCTGGGGTGGCCCAGGCGCGATGCCGGGGCAGCCTGGCTGAAGCGCGCGACGAACGGGTGGATCAATACGGACGGCCTCTGGTACGACGCGACGGAGGGACCAGGGGCTTGGGTGACGCCCTGCGACCGCGCCCCCGGCGCGCTGATCGTCTATCCCGCGAGTTGGATGTCGAGGCGGCCCGGCCCCAAGGTCGGGCACATCGGGATCCTGACCGCGCCGGACCGCGTGATCCACTGCTCGTCCGGCAACCAGCGGCGATGTGGCGACGCGATCGGTGAGACCGACACGGCGGCCTTCGACCGGGTCCTGAGTCTGCGCACCGTCTGGCCGCGCAGCCTGTCCCCGACCACGATCGGGGAGGTGACGCCATCATGACGATGATGAAACTCGTAGGGGTCTGCCTGCTAATCCTAACACTGACAGGGTGTGCGATCAGTGGACGCGGAAACTTCCCGCATCCGGTGTGGTTCTGGGAGTGCTGGGAGAAACCCTCGCCATGCTGACGATGCGCTGGGGCGCGTCGACGCGTGCGTGAGGTGATTCATGTACTCGGGATCGGCGGAGTGACCGCCTGCCTGCTTGTGGTGGGGTACGGCATCGGGTGGTTGTGGACCCGATGCGTGACCAATGAGGATGACAACGCGCCGCGGTAGGCGCTCATCAAAGGGGAGCACTGGCGGCTCCGCTGTGGAGCCGCCACCCCACATAGAACAGGAGAGGAGAGGGAAATGCTGAGCTTTCTGTCCGGGAAGAAGACCTATCTGGTGAGCGGAGCGGGACTGGTGGTGGTCGGGCTCTGGATGTTCGGGGTGCTCAGCGCGGACATCGCCGCGCAGGCCCTGACGGCCCTCGGCTTCGGCGGCGCGATCGCGCTGCGGAGCGCCATCTCGAAGGCCGAATAGATGGGCTGGGCGGCGCTGCTCCTGGCGGTCGTCACCCTGATCACCACGATCCTCGACGCGCGCCGCAGCAGTGCCCCCAGACGGCGGCGAGAGGCACTGGAGGAGGCGTATGGGACAGACGTGGACCGGGCGAACCACGCGATCGCGGCGGGGCGCCCCGAACAGCTTGACGTCCTCTTTGAGGCCGAGCGGCAGGCCGCGATTACGGCTGGTTGCCTGGATCCTCGTGGCGGCGATCCTGCTGCAGAGCTGCGCGAGCAGCCGGCAGCCGGCGGTGATCGCAGCCGACCGGACGATCAGCCCCCTGCCTGACGGCCGGGTCGCGGTGAGCGCGACATGGCTGCAGGAGCGGTACCAGCTCGAGCGGGCGCTGAGGCTTCGGATCGAGCGCTGCGAGGCCAAGTGATGGATGCCACCACAATCGAGCTGATCAAGTGGGCGGGGCCGTGGGCAGCGTTCGTGGTCTACGCGCTCCGGGAATTCCGGGAGCGGCGACAGATCGAGGCGGTGCTGCAGCGGTACGAGGAGTTCGAGGCCCAACACAACGACCAGCTCCTGCGCAGCACGGAGGCGTTGACGAAACTGATCGAGCGACTGGAACCAGGCTCGGCGCTGACCGAGCACATCACGTGGAACACACAGTCGCTCACGAGGCTCTGCGAGCGGAACGAGACCTGGGATCGGAGGATGGTGCGAGATGAATGAGGAACGGATGATGCTGCAGGGCCAGCTCGCCGAGGCCGAGCGCGAGCTGAAGAGGATTGAGCGAGAGGCAGACGGCCAGGTCCTGCTGCTGCGGATCCGCACCCTCCCCACACTGCCCATCGACCGGCTGAAAACCGATGAGATCGTGCAGGCCGCCGAGGCGCTGCACGAGATCCGGGCGCGGTGGGACGAGCGCACGGCCAAGATCCGGCAGCTCCGCGAGGCCCTTGGAGTCGCATGAAGAAAGCCGCGCTGTATGAGGAGGCGCGTCAGCTCTACGTCGAGCAGGGGCTGACGCTCGCGGCCGTCGGCAAGAGCCTCCAGGTCTCGCCAACGACGCTGGTGGCGTGGAAGAAGGACGGCGACTGGGAGGCTGATCGGCGCGTCTTTCTCATCGAACGGGGGTGTCTGCGCGACGTGCTGCGCAAGATTGTGCGGAAGATGGCTGAGCAAATCTTGGGAGAACTCGAGGGCGGACAGTTCGACCCGCAGCGGATCCACGCACTCCGATCGGCCCTGACGGGCCTTGCCCTGGAGCCGTCGCGGATCGAGGCGCCGGAGATCGTGGGCGAGGTGGAGAAGGCGGCGAAAGCCACCGGGCTATCCGACGATGTCGTGTCGGCGATCCGGCAGCAGATCCTGGGCGTGACGGCCCCGGCTGACCACGTGCCGGGGCAGGCGTGATGTAGGGGCGGCCCTCGTGGCCGCCCGTCTGGGCAGGCACAAGACCTGCCCCTACAGGAGACCGGATGGGGAAGGCGAACACACCTCGCGAGGCCGTGAAGGCGCTAGGCCGGGCGGATGAGCCGGTCCTGCTCCCCTTTCAAGCACGCTGGCATGCGGATCTGGCCGCCGTGAAGGTCGGTGAGAAATCGCGCCAGATCGGCTTCAGTTGGACCGAGGCGGGCGACGACGCGCTGCTCGCGGCGTCACAGGCGGGCATGGATGTCTGGTACGTCGGCTATAACAAGGACATGGCGATGGAGTTTATCCAGGATGTGGCCTTCTGGGTCCGCGCCTATCAGCTCGCCGCCGAGCCGTACGAAGAGGTTGTCGTGGAGGACGAGGCGCAGAACATCCAGGCCTACCGGATCCGCTTCCCCTCTGGCTTTCGCGTCACGGCCCTGTCGTCCCGCCCCTCGAACCTGCGCGGCAAGCGCGGCAAGGTCGTCATCGATGAGGCCGCGTTTCACCCCGACCTGCCGGGCCTGCTCAAGGCGTCGATGGCGCTGTTGATGTGGGGCGGCCGCGTGGTGGTGATGTCCACGCACAACGGCGACGACAATCCATTTAACGAATTGGTCAACGACATCCGGGCTGGAAAGAAGCCGTACAGCCTGCACCGGGTGACGTTCGACGATGCGCTCGCCGAGGGCCTCTATCACCGGATCTGCCTGAAGCTCGGCCGGACCTGGTCGGCGGAAGGCGAAGCGCGCTGGCGCGACGAGCTGATCCAGTTCTACGGCGACGATGCGGCGGAGGAGCTGTTTGTCGTCCCCAGCCGGGGCTCGGGACGGTACCTGTCCCGCGCGATTATCGAGCAATGCCTCGATCCGACCATCCCGATCCTGCGCTGGACATGCGAGGCCGACTTTGCGCTCCAGCCAGACCTGATCCGCGAGGCTGAGGCGGCGGACTGGTGCCACGCCAACCTGGATCCACTGATTGCGACACTCGAGCCGCACCGGCCCATCGTCTTCGGCGAGGATTTCGCCCGATCCGGCGACCTGACGGACATCATCCCGTTACAGCGTCAGCCGGAGTTGACCTGGCGGGCCGTGTGCGTGATCGAGCTGCGCAATGTCCCCTTCCGCCAGCAAGAGCAGGTCTTGTTCTATCTGCTCGACCGGCTGCCGCAGTTCCGCAGCGGCGCCATGGACGCGCGTGGCAACGGCCAGTATCTCGCCGAGGTGGCGCAGCAACGCTACGGCACGCGGATCGAGGCAGTGATGCTGTCGGCCGAGTGGTACCGCGAGCAGATGCCGCGATATAAGGCCGCCTATGAGGACCGGACCATCGCGCTCCCGCGGCATGCGGATATCCTCGACGACCACCTGCTGATCCGCGCCGAGAAGGGCGTGCCGAAGATCCCTGACGACGCCCACACCAAGGGCGCCGACGGCGCAAAGCGACACGGCGACTCGGCGATCGCCGGGGCCATGGCGATCTATGCCACGACGCTACAGTGGGGGCCGATCGAGTACACGAGCGTCGCCGCGCGGCGTTTCGATGCGCGCGCCGACGATGATCCCCCCCACCCATCCCTCCCCCTCGGAGGGGGGAGGGGCAGGGAGGCGGTGGCTGCTGGCTCGACCTTTGGCGACTGGCGCACAGGGCGGCACTGCGGATGGTAACGCGATGAGCCATCAGCCGTCAGCCGTCAGCAGTCAGCTTGTGGACCAGTTTGGCAGACCGTTTCCGCCGACCCAACGGCCCGATGCCGAGCGGTTCTCGCTCGCCTCCATCCGCGATCGTTACTACGCCTACCCCGCCCAGGGCCTCACCCCTGAGCGGCTGGCGACAATCCTGCGCGAGGCCGACCAGGGCGATGTCCTGCGCCAGGCCGAGCTGTTCGAGGAGATGGCCGAGCGCGATGCGAAGCTCCTGTCACTGCTGCACACGCGCATGGCGGCCGTCCAGGGCCTCCCCTGGAGCCTCGCGCCCGCCGACGACTCACCGGGTGCGGCCGAGGTCGCGGCACAGGTCGAGACGTGGCTGCAGGCGGCGCCGATGGCCCGATTGATCGCGCACCTGCTGGACGCGATCCCCTACGGCTATAGCGCGGCCGAGCTCATGTGGGCCGCCGACGGGCGCACGCTGCGGATCCAGGAGATTTCGCCTGTCCCGATCCGGCGGCTCACCTACCTGCCTTGCGGCGCCGAGCCGCTGCCGGAGATCCCCCGGCTCATCACGGACCAGGAGCCGGTCTACGGCATCGAGCTCCCGGCGTGGAAGTTCGCCCTGCACCGCTACCAGGCGCGGCCAGGCAACGCGACCCGCGCCGGACTGATGCGGACCTGCGCGTGGCTGTATGTCTTTAAGCATTACACGATCAAAGATTGGGTCGCCTTTGCCGAGGTGTATGGCATGCCGCTGCGGCTCGGCAAATATCAGCCTGGTGCGTCCGCCGAGGATCGTGAGGCGCTGCTGCGCGCCGTGCAGGCGATCGGCCACGACGCGGCCGGAATCATCTCCGCCTCCACGGAACTCGAATTCATTCAGGCGGCGCAGCGGCAGACGCCTGATATCTATGAGTCGCTGATTAACCTGGTGAATAAGGAACTGGCGCAGGCGATCCTGGGGCAGACGCTCACCTCAGACGTCGGGAGCGTCGGATCCCTCGCGGCCGCCAAAGTCCACGACGAGGTGCGATTCGACCTCACGAAGGCCGACGCCACAGCCCTCGGCGAGACCATCACGGCGCAGCTCGTGCGGCCGCTTGTGGGATTCAATCTCGGCTGGGATGTCCCGGTGCCCCGCTTCACCCTCACCATCGAGGAGCCACAAAACCTCAAGGACGACGCCGAGGTGCTGAAGACGCTCAGCGAGGCCGGTTTCGGTCCAGTGATTCCCCTGGCGATCGTCCATGAGCAGTTCGGGATCCGCGCGCCGAAGGACGGCGAGGCCACGGTGGGAGTGCAGCCATCAGCGGTCAGCCGTCAGCAGGCAGCCCTGAAGGTGCTGCCGCTCGCCCAGGCGCGGACCGACGCCGTGGTACACGAGGAGCAGGCCCCCGTCGATGCGCTGGCCGCGACCGCGCCGGCAGACTGGGAACCGCTGATGCAGCCGTTGATCGAGCCGGTCCGGCGAATGATCGAGGAGTCGGCCTCGTTTGAGGAGGCGCGAGATCGCGTGCTCCTCGCGTACGGCGAGATGGACGATGCGCCGCTCGCGGAGCTGCTCGCGCGGGCCATGTTCGCGTCCGACGCCTGGGGGCGACTCCATGCCTGAGATCGTCTTACAGCCGCTGCCGCCGGAGGAGGCGATCGCCTATTTCCGCGCCAAGGGGTTCCGCCCGACGTGGCGCTGGACCGACATGTGGCAGGATGATCACGCCCAGGCGTTCACGGTGGCCAAGGCCACGCGGCTGGACATCCTGCAGGACATCCGCGACGAGATCGACCGCGCACTGGCCGAGGGGACGACGTACCAGGAGTTTAAAAAGCGCGTGACGCCGATCCTGCAAGAGAAGGGCTGGTGGGGAAAGCATCGTGTAGAGGGACCGCAGGGGCCGGAGATCGTGCAACTCGGCTCGCCCCGGCGGCTCAACACGATCTTTGCCACCAACATCCAGACCGCGCTCCAGGTTGGGCACTACCGGCAAATGACCGATCCCGCCGTGCTCAAGGCGCGGCCCTACTGGCGCTACTCGGCGGTCCTCGACAGCCGGACGCGCCCGATGCATCGGGCCTGGCATGGGACGATCCTGCCGGCCGATGATCCCTGGTGGAGCACCCACTACCCGCCAAATGGTTGGAGGTGCAGATGCACCGCGGTCACGGTCTCGCAGGGGGAGCTGGACCGCGGTGTCCTGATCTCTCCGGACCGAGGCATCACGCACACCGTCACTCCGCGCCCCGACAACGGGACATACGGGTGGACGAACCCGCATACCGGCGAGATCCTGACGATCCCCCGCGGGATCGATCCGGGCTGGGCGTACAACCCGGGGAAGGTGTATAGGCAGCCGGACCTTGACCGGTATGACGATAAGATCGCGGCCCTCTCGGTCACGGGCGGCCTCACGGGTGAGGACTTTACCCGGTTTTTCCAGGGCGACACAAAGGGCGCCTATCCGGTCGCGGTCCTCGATGCGCGCTATAGGGCGCTGATCGGCGCGAACACCAAGGTCGTGCGACTCTCGGACGAGACCCTGGCGAAGAACCGCGTCACGCATCCGGAGCTCTCGATCGCAGAGTATCGACAGCTCCCCGAGATCATCGCGGACGCGCAGACGATCGTGCAGGACGGCCCTCTGACGCTGGTCTTCATCAGACGCGGTGACCGAATCTATCACGCGGTGGTCAAGGCGACGACGAGCGGGCGGGCGTTGTGGGTGACCTCGTTTCGGACATCGAGCCTCGCGGATGTTGAACGGATGCGGCAGCGCGGGCGGGTGTTGAAGGATGAACTATGAGGCCCCCGGTGGGGACTCCCCATCCCCCACATGATGAGCCACCCCTCGCGGGGCGTCCCACGGCCGGGAGATTCACCGTGTCGCGGGGACCTCTTAAGCAGTATAGCGCGGGCACGACGAGGACGCAATGGCCGGGATCACGCTTGAACTAAAGGTCGACGACCGGGACTTTCGGGAGCAACTTGGGCTACTCCAGCGCAAGCTCCGGGATTTGACGCCCGTGATGCAGGTCATCGGCCAGACGATCCGGACCTCGGTCGTCAAGAACTTCGAGCTGGGCGGGCGGCCCGAGTGGCCCCCGACGACGCTGCTCTCGCTGCTGATCGGCCGCAAGATCGCGGGCAAG